ATGACGCTGCCTGACTCATAAGAGTTGCAAATAACTCTTTGCACTCTTTAGCATTTTCTCTAGGACACTCACCAATTAACTCGTCGTGAACTTGTATGAGGAGTCTAAATCCGAGTTCTTTTAGGCGTTTATTGTTTCCAATTGAGATCATTGCTAATTTCGTCATATCAGCAGCGCTACCTTGAATTCTACTATTGACGCACTGCCTCTGTGCACTGGCGATTTTCATACTATTTTCAATGATTGTTAGGCCAGCTTTTTTAGCTTTTGATTTTACGCTCTGCTTCTCTGAAAGACTTCGACAGTCATCGAGCTTATCCCACCACTTATTAATGGTATCCATATCAACTTCTTCATCACTGTCAGTCCAATAGAATTCATACATTGGTAACTGCAGATCAGGAAGTCTTCTCTTACGGCCCCAAAGTGTTGTTACATAACCAAGTTCTTTGCCCATCTTCTTAGAACTTTCTTCAAAGTCTGCAATAGCAGGAAATCCATTAAGCACTGAGTCTTTTACAGCTTGAGCTTTCTTATTAAACGCTTTCTCTTCTTCTTTATTCTTCGGTGTTCCGAATAACTGCTCTGCAATACTTGGAACGCCTCTACCGTAAAGCACACCTAATAAAATTGACTTTGCCTGAGTTCTGTAACTCTTACCCTCTGGATAAGTAATTCTTTCACCGTGATCATCTAACTTCCAGGATCCGTCCTCATTTGTTTCAAACTCTAAGCAATCTCTATAACTTCTGTTGAATGACAAACTTGCAATCTCTGCATAGAGGTCTTTACCGTCCTTGTATGCTTGAATCATTTTCTCATCCTGACAGAGCTGTGTCATTATTTTAGGCTCCTGCTGAGAGTAGTCAGAACTCATCATTACATAACCAGGACTTGCTGAAAACATCTTACGAATATCCTTATTCTTAGACGGTATATTCTGCAAGTTCGGATCACTGCTGGAGAATCTACCAGTATGTGTTCCAACCTGATTAAATCGACCGTGTACTCGTCCATCATTAGGATTTACACACTCAGGTAACTTATCGATGTATGTTGACAGCAGCTTCTTAGTTTCTCTGTAATCTAAGATTGTCTTGCATACAGGATGATTAATTTGACTGAGTACTTCAACTCCTGTTCCTCTTGGATTCTTAGGATCCGGTGACTTTAATTTCAATATATCGTACAGCAGAGTTGCAAGTTGCTTCGGACTACTTACATTAATAGGGTTATCAAGCTTTTCATCAGGATGATCAGCTTTGAACTTCTCAATAGCTTCAGAATAGCTTTCTAACTCTTCATCAAACTTTGCAAGTCTGTCCTCTAAGTTCTTACTGTACTGCTCAGATAACTTCTTAGTGTAATCCATATCAAGAAGTACACCTGTATCTTCCATATCTGCTACTATATTAACACACGGCATCTCAATATTAAAGAACACCCAAGATGCACCATTCATTCCATTTCGATCTGAAAGAAGACAGTCTTTTTCGTAGTACAGATACTTTTTCTGAAACTCGTAAAGCTCATAAGTTATCTCAGGATCCCTCGCTGCATATAAGTAGCCTGTTTCTAACGGTACGTGTGTGAATGGTATTCCTTTGAATAATTCTTCAAATGTGAATTCATCTTCTGCACCTTTAAGTACATACTTCTGATGTAGCTTCTTTAATGCATTAGACGGTTCATTTTCATTCATCATCTTAGCAGCTATATAGCAGTCCCATGTACAATAGATATCTTTTAAGCCAATCTGATTTCTAAGTACTCTAATATCGAAATCTGCATTGAACATTATTATGTCTACATGAGAGTTCAGTAAGTCTCTGAATGCATGTCTTGCAAACTCCACTGACACTTGATCAGGTAGCCTTTCAAGCGTTTCATAATCCACATGATTAATTGGAATGTAAGCGCCTTTCTGTCCTGGTGTATATATGCAAATACCTGCAATATCGTCGAGCATCGGATCAAGACCTGTAGTCTCTGTATCAATTGCGATCACACCGTTATCTACACATTTCTGCAGATACTCTTCAATCTCTTGATACTTATTAAGAATTATGTAACGGTCTCGATATTTTCCGAGATAACTCTCTACAAATGCCTGTGCGTTAGCGAGAGAAGTCCGCAGCTTACTTGTCTGTCTTACAGAGATCGCTGTACTCTTCTTAGTAGACTTCATTTTTTCGATGACAGCATTATCGCTATCTCTACTACCTCTCTCCGTTCTCGGCATTAGAATCTCTCCTCTCTTCTCGACGGTGTTCTTCTTGATGAAGAAGTTCTCTCTTCAGAACTTGATCTTCTTCTAGGACGCTCTTCTTCGTAAGAATCATCTTCGTCATCTGAAGGAAACTCTTTAGTTCTTAAATACTCTTCCATATCCTCAGCTGTCTTATCTAAAACAATTCCACCGAGAACTTTAGGAAGTTCAGGAAGATCGTCAAATGTAGTGTTATCAGTCTTAACATTATAGAATTCGTAAGTTGTCTTCTTATCGTTAGGTTCTCCAACTCTTTCTACATCAAAGAGTGTACTAACAAGAGGCTGCTCTTCTGCGAATCTGCTGCAGAGACTGGACATCTTCTGGAACATCTGCTTTCCTCTATCCCAAACCTGAACCTCATCGTCAGTAACGTTGTAAATAGGGATAAATAATCTTGCCTGAAGTGTGACTTTGTCGCGGCAGAACGGACACTTGTCGAGAGGATCATCATAATTCCTCAAACAGTTCACGTAGCGATCTTTTCCGTTAACTTTAACCTTATGAACGGACATGCCTTCAACATCATCGATGCTGTCATACATAATACGGATCTTCTTAGTACCGTGATTCGTATCAATGGAAAAGAATCCTGAACCTCCTGTTCTACCACCATAATTTTCTGCTTCACTAGCTTTGAAAGTTGCCATAAGTTTTTCTCCTTTTCTTATAGTTTTATTCTTGGCACCACTGCCAATTACTCGGGTGAGGATTTGCACCTCACATGTACCATGTCTTCTCGCTCTCTCTTTATCCGACAGTCGTAAGCTATTTGCCTCGTGTCACAGAGATTAAGTGGCTTGCACAGTCTCACGACGCAGTGTCTACCTATTCCACCACCGAGTAACGTTTATTTTAAGGAGAGGCATGAACGCCTTACATTAATAGTACTACCCTGTTTAACATCGCACAACACTTTTATTTAGAAATGATCATCCAAATTCAAGAAGTATTCTTGGCTCATATCATTGATATCTTTTGCAATGTTAGGATCCCAAAAGTATTCTGATACTAACTTATTTCTAAGAGCTTGCTTGATTATAGGTCTTGCGTTCAATCCTCTCTTATCCATGTCCGTTGCGATAATGTACTTCCTACACGGAAACTTTCGTAACTCTTCAAACTGATCGTCTGTACCTAATCCGTTTAATGCGACTGCATACTTTCCGTACACCCAACAAGTTAGTGCATCTAACATTGATTCACATATAATTATCTCATCAGGAATACCGTACTCTTTTAACTGATATAGACCGTACACTGGCTTCTTTACGTCTTTTGGATAAGAAAAGAACTTGGTGTGAACTGATCTACGCGCAATGTACAAACAATTACCGTTAATATCGTGAATAGGAAAAGTGATGCACTCAGTATTTTTATCATAACCAATATCAAATCTTTCAATAATCTCATCTGTTAACTTCCTCTTGTACATGTATGGATGAACGTATCTATAAGAATCAAGCTCTTCTTCTGTTACATATTCAGGATCCTCTTTCACTGTTCTATCTCTACTGAGATCAAGTGGTAATCCTTTTCTATCTTCTACAGAAATGGTTGCAAAGTTTTTTAATAACCATTTCCATCCGTACTTACCCATATCTTCTTCGTATCCGAAACAATGACTGATCACTTCAGGTAGTGATCTAACTTCTCCACAAGCAAAGCAGTGAAGTACTCCATCATCTTTACGAATACCAGCACTAGGCTTTCTTTCTTGACCGTTAGAGTGATAAGGACATTGAACCATTATATCTTTAGAGGTATCTCTTATTGTCTGCAGTAGCTGTATACCGTTTATTCTTAATTGGCTTTGCAGCTCTATTAGGATATCATACAAACTGTAATTAAAAACTACATCGTTGATTATCACTAGAACACCTCCTCGTTATCCTTGTACTTCTTTCTAACTTCACGAACACGTTTCTCTGTCTTCTCATCATCTTCGGCACTATCGTAACTAGGTATGTACTGAAAATCTCCAATATCAATATTCCACTGATATTTTAATTTGCCACCAACACTACCAAATGTGTTCTTCTTAATCACCATCTCCAACACACCGTTACTAAGCTGTCTGATCGATAAAACTTTTGTAGCATTATGAGAAATGCCATCAGAATCACGGATATGCTCAATCTCAGGAGTACCGTCTTCATCATCCTGTTTAACACCACCTCTATTTGCCTGCACTACTACAACAATCGGTATTCCAAGTTCAAGAGACAATAATCTCAAATCTTCGCTGATGTTAGTAAGTGAGATATTCTTATTGTCATTCTTCTTTCCACGTTCATCTGATAAGTATGTAATGCCGTCTACTGCTAAGAAATCAAGTTTTGACTGTGTAATCCAGTTTCTCAGCTTTGACACCGTAATCTTTCTGTCAAAGTCCGTTGAAGTGGTTACTAAGAATTTGTTCTTTTTCTGCTTTAACGCATCAACATACTGACGGTAATCATCTTCAGAGATATCTTCCTTACCCCACATCAAACCCTTATTTGAGAAGTTCTTATGCAAGGTATCAAATCTGTAGCCTACATTAGTAGCACTGATTTCAGGACTTACCAACCCTACATTAAATCCTAACTGCCATACGTGAGTTGCAATCTTCTCTAGGATCCAGGTTTTTCCTTGATTCGT